TGCGCCGCCATGCCATTGACGATGCCGACTGGCAGACAGCCATGCGGGCGATCAGCGACAGCGTGCAGGTGGCGACCACGCGCCCGTATATCCGGTTCTATGTACGTGACGATGCTAGCGGACGCTATGAAGCGCTGTCGTTGGATATGGCGAGTATTTGAGGGAGTGCATGATGGACAACAATCGCGACAAAATCATCGTCAAGGTCAAAAAGTGTCTGGCGCTGGCGAAATCCGGCAACGAGCACGAAGCGGCCGCAGCGCTGCGCCAGGCGCAAAAACTGATGGCCGCGCACGGCATCATCGATCTGGATATTGAGCATGCCGATATTCAGGAAGAGGTCGCACGCGCCGGGGCGATGTTCAAGCCTGCGCGGTGGGAGGGCGAGTTGGCGGGGCGTGTTGCCCGCGCCTTCGATTGCAAACTGATTTTTCGCACGGGCTTGGTCAGTGGCATCGGACGCTGGGTATTCGTCGGTGCCACGCCATCGGGCGAGATTGCCCGCTATGCCTTCGAGGTGCTGCTGCGTCAGGCCAGGAAGGCACGGGCGCATTACATCAAAACGGCGCTCAAGCGCTGCACCAAGACCCGTACACGCCGCGCAGACCTGTTCTGCGAAGGCTGGGTCACGGCGGCGACCCTGTTGGTAACGACGTTCGCTGGTAGCAAAGCGACTCAGGCGCGTATCACGGCGTATTTGGAGCAGAAACATTCAACGCTTGTCACCCTGAAAAGCCGCGACCGCAATGCGGGCCGTAACCTCTCTGAGCGCGGATACGGTGACATGGTTGCCGGGCATCGTGCAGGCAAGGATGCGCAGCTTAATCGCGGTTTGGGTGGCGCGGACAAGCACGCGGCGTTGCCGGTATAGGAGCGAGATATGAAACTGAACCCGCCTGAAACCGCGCCGCGCGACTCTCTGGTTCTTGGACACTTTAAAGGGATGGCTTCGATGATTCCCATGGCTTGGGACTATGTGTTTGCATGCTGGAGCGTTCCCAGGGAGAAGGCGCAAGTCTATCGAAGTAACGACAGGGGAGCTGTGTCTTTTCGGAGCGACGCCCTTCATCCTGACGCATTGATTGGCTGGATTCCCATGCCGAGAGTTGACGAAGAAGGAAACGCGACATGAGTGCCACCCGCAATCCCAACAGCCGTCAGAGCCTGATCCGCTTGATACACGTCGCCAAGCGCGATCTTGCCCTGGATGATGATACCTACCGTGCCATGCTGATCGCCGTCACGGGCGAGGCATCCAGCGCGGATTTGACCGTGCCGCAGCTGGAGCGCGTGCTGGGGCACATGAAGAAGAACGGCTTTACGGTCAGGCACAAAGCGCCCGCTGACAGACCGCGTGATTCAAAACACCGGCCCGGCGGCTTGTCGCGCAATATCGACCAGGATGCCCAGAGCAAGAAGATCCGGGCTTTGTGGTTAAGCCTGCACGAGATAGGCGCAGTGCACGACCGCTCGGAGGCGGCGCTGGGCACGTATGTGAAGCGCATCGCTGGCATTGACGCCCTGCAATGGCTCGATGGCGAGCAGGCCAGCCGCGTCATTGAGACATTGAAAAAATGGCAGGCGCGTGTGGACTTGCGTGCTGCACAAGACCGCCCGATATAGGGGTGAACATGAACGACGAATCCTTCAAAGCGAAAGACTTAGCGCATGCGCACCAGAGCTTGCCCATTGATCATTACGTGGGCCATAAATATCCCGAGGTGTTAAAGACCATGGCGGTGGAGCTGTACGTGAGTTTGTCTGGCGATGCTGCTGTGCGGCAAGTGCTGTCTGATGACGAGAGGGCAGCGCTTGCGTTTCGGGCGACGGAGGCGGTGCGGCGCGCGCATGGTGGGTTCAGCCATTATTTTGGCAAGGGTCTGGCGTACGAGCTTAGCGTGCGGGATCGGGAGATCTATCGTCGGTTCAGTGGTGACAACTACGATGCGTTGGCGCGCGAGTACGATTTGACCGAGATGCGGATCCGGCAGATCATCAATGCGTGTCGAGAAGAGGATCGGCGTTTGCGGCAACAGGACTTGTTCTGAAATCGGCGGCGCTTAAAAAACGGCCTACAGAGGTCGATCTTTCCAAACGGGTATCGATGTACCGCCCAGCCTCATAAAAGCCCGCCAAGGGCGTTTATAAACATTTTTAAACGGGGTTTTGTGCGCATGGGTACAGCGCGATGGGATGCGCGCCTGCATTTCTGGCGTTTTGCTGGGATTTTCTAAAGCATTTTATTTAGTCACCGCGTTTGTCGAAGGGCAAAGTGGCGGCATGACGCAAGCCACTACACCTTCTGCCATCAGTCTGCCGAACGGTATTGAGATTTTCCGGGCGGGCACGCACGTGTCCGACGAGGGAGAAACCTACGTCTTTACCGCGCAGGACCTTGCGGACATTGCCGCGTCGTATAAGCCTGAGCTGAAAGAGGCACCGCTGACGGTCGGCCATCCTGAGAGTGACCGACCGGCTTACGGCTGGGTTGAATCGGTATCCGTCGATGGCGACGTGCTGTTGATGACGACGCGCCAGGTCGAAGCACAGTTTGCGCAGATGGTGGCCGACGGGCGTTTTAAGAAGCGCAGCGCTTGCTTTTATCCCCCTAACAGCCCGAACAATCCTACGCGCGGCAAATGGTACTTGCGCCACGTCGCATTTCTGGGTGCACAGCCGCCTGCTGTGGCGGGTTTGAAGGACATTCAATTTCAGGATGGAGAAGATGCCGTCCGTTTTTCTGATTTTTGTGATGGCGGCAAAAAGCCGCCTACACCCCTTGCGGAGATCGACATGAGCAAAGAACTGCAGGAGCAGCTGGAGGCGGCGCGGGCCGAGGCTGAAAAGGCCAAAGCCGAGGCCGAGCAGGCGCGAAAGGAGGCCGAGGCGGAGAGAGCCAAATCCGTGGCCTTTGCCGAGCAGGCGCGCGCGGATCGCAAAGCGGGTTTTGTTGCGTTTGCTGAGGCGCAGATCGATGCCGGAAAACTTCTGCCCAAAGACAAGGAGATGGCGGTCAACACGCTGCAAGTGCTGGCGGACGTGAAGCCCGTGCAGTTTTCCGAGGGGGATACGACGCGCACCGTGTCGCACGCGCAGTGGTTGCAGGAACTGATCAGCAATGGTCCGACGAAGGTGGCGTTTGGTGAGTTTGCACCGGTACAGCCGCAAACAACGGTGCAGCCGGGCGGGGCCAAGGGCAAGACCGACGCCGAGATTGACACAGCGGCGCAGCAGTATGCGCGTCAGCACAAGGTGTCGTACGCCGAGGCGCTGGGTGCGGTCACTGCCAGTTTTACTGCGTAGCGACCGCTCGCGCTTTCACACTATCAACGAGGAAAAATCATGTCGATGACGCTTGCCGAGATTCGGCTCAAACAGAACCCTATATTGACGAACTTGTTGCTGGGTATGGGGCAGGGAACGATGGTTGCGGAAAGTCTTTTTCCGCGTCTGCCGCAGGCGCTATCGAGCGTGACGCTCGCGCAGCTTGGTGACGAACGCTTCAGACGCTATAACACGCGCCGCGCGCCAGGCGCTGCTACCAAGCGCGTGAACATCAAATACGAGGGCAAGGTTTATGCCGTCGAACAACACGCAATCGAAGTACCGATTCCACGGGAGTTTCTGCGTGAAGCGGACGAATCGCGGCGTCTGAACGTGGGCAATTATCTGGATATCAGCCGTATTGCCATGGTGACGGCCAGTGACATCCTCAGCCTGGGCTATGAACTCGATGTTGCGGACGTGGCGACCGACCCTGCGTCTTATGCGTCTGGCCACAATCAGGCGCTGGCGGGCGGCACGAAGTGGAGTGCGGCGACGGGAACGCCGGTGACCGATATTCGTGCAGCTTCGGACGTCATTCGCAAAAAAATCGGCAAGCGGCCCAACACGCTGGTGCTGTCCGCTGATGCGCACGGTGCGTTGATTCTCAATGCCGAAGTGAAGTCGTATTTGCCGCACACCCAGACGGGGCCTGCCACCAACGAGCAGCTCAAAACGATCTTGGAGGTCAAGAACATCGTTGTGGGCGATGCGGTGTGGGTCGATGAAAAGGATACTGGCCGCGACGTATGGGGCAACAACGCGATTCTGGCTTATGCGCCGCAGATTGGTGGCAATGGGGCCGACATCAGTTTGGCGGAGCCCGCGTTTGGTTTTACCAATGTGATTGAGGGCCATCCGTTTGCCGAGACGCCGTACTACGAGAACGGCCTCAAAAGCTGGATTTACGGTGCAACCTACGAGCGCCGGGCGAATGTGGCCTACAACACGGCCGCGTTCCTGTTCACCAATGTCAAGTGAGAAGGATATGGGGCTGATCGCAAAGACCACTATCGTGGCGCTGGTCGACGGAACGCGCAAGGAATACGCGTCTGGAACTGACGTTACTGGCATTCTGTCCGAACACGACGTCACCGCGCTGATCGAGTTGAACGCCATCGAAGACACAGAGAAGACGCAAGCAGTGCATCGACGGCAAACCAAAGAGGCTGCCGAAGCGAGTTTGGAGTTTCAGCGCGCGCGGGAAAAGGTGCAGGCGCAGCAAGCTGCGTTGGCACCGATGGTGTCGTCTGATGCGGGTTCGAACGCTGGGCCGACCAACGCTACACAACCCGAGAAGCAAGGGGGGTAGTGCTGCTACTGCGCAACCGTCTGACATTGTTGAGAGCAAGGCAGACACGGCTGTCGTTCGCAAGCAGGCTACCAAGAAGAACACTTCCCCAAAGGCGGCGTAAGCCCAGGCTGGTGGCATTCCAGCGCCAAGGGTAAGAGCTTACCCCTGGCTTTCTGAACCTCATTTGGAGAAATCGCCATGGCATCACAGAACAACTCGGGTCGTCAATACGACAAGCAGCACTCGGTCACCATCGTGGCCACCGACGCCATCTCTCGCCACCGTTTCGTCGGTTATGACGGTCAGCACGCCACGGATGCTGGTGGCGTCAAAGACGTGCAAGGCGTGAGCGAAACGTCGGCCGACGTCGGTGAAGCGCTGTCGCTGATTACGGGCTACTCCGCGCTCGTTGAGGTTGCGGCAGGCGAGAGCATTGCGTTTGGCGACTACGTCAAACCGGCCGCTGACGGCAGCGGTGCAGCGATGGTCGGTGCAGTCGATGATCACTGTGGCCGCGCTTTGGGCGCAGGCACCGAGGAGCAGATCATCGAAGTGCAAGTGCTGCGTCAAGTTCACCCCTGATTGACGCGCCATGAGTTACGCAACCGTTGACGACATGATCATGCGGTACGGTCAGCAGGAGCTGATCGAGCTGACCGATCTTGACAACATTCCGCCTGTTGACGTGGACAGCACGCGTATTTCTCTGAAGCTGGCCGACGCGTCGGCGTTCGTCGATGGCTATGTCGGCCAAGTCTATCGCTTGCCGCTGCGTGGTTGCCGCAAACCTGCGGCTGCTGCGGGCGCTATTCCTGAGTATGCGCATCCGCCCGTACTCGTTCGTCTGGTGTGTGATATCGCGCGGTTTTATCTGTACGACGACCTGGCACCGGAGAACGAGGTGTATCGACGGTATCAGGCGGCGCTCAAGGAGCTGGACAACATTGCGACGGGTCGAACCCAGCTGGCATGCCCTTGGGGCGGATCACCAGGCGTACTGATCTCGGCGGATGCGCAGACGGGTTTAGAAGTGCACAGTTGTTTTGCACCGCGCGCCGTGACCGACGATGCGCTGCGAGGGTTCGACTGATGTGGAATTTTTTGGAGGCGCAAACCGGCATCGTCGAGCGTGTGCGTGAAATCAGCCAGAGCGGACCGGATGCGTGGTGTCGGTTAGTCGGAACGCGCAAGGATCTTGCCACAGTCGCGGAAGAAATGCAGACGACACCGGCCGTCTACGTCGTGTACGACGGGTTTGCCGTGTTACCAGGCAGCGACGAATACGCGTTGAACCTGAGTCACCGCTGGCTCGTTGTGCTGGCGATTGGTACGGCGGCCAGCCAGAAAGATGCGGACCGACTGGATCAACTGGCGGGGCCTTACATCGGATATCTGATTCAAGCGCTGCACGGGTATACGCCGCCCCAGTGCAGGGAACCTCTCGTCATGGCGACGCCGCCTCGGCCGTATTACAGCCCTGCGCGGTTCGCCTATTACCCGCTGCTGCTGGTCAACAGCACCAGCCATTGCACATGAAGGAACGATTATGGCCGAACGTAAATTCTGCTGCTTCAAAGGTCGCGGCGAAATCTCGATAGTGAACTATGCGGCGCTGCTATCTCGTACTGCGGGGCTGGTACCCGTTGGCAATGCCTCGGCGTTTAGCGTGAATGTGACGGAAAACAGTGAAACGGTGCGCGATTACACCAGCGCGACTGGCGGCACGGCGTGCGTCAGTCGGGAGCTGGAATCTGTGACCGTCAACGTAACCTTGCGCTGCCATTCGCCGCGCAATTGGGCGCTGGCGACCAATGGTGCTTACGACGAGGAAATCACGTCGGCGGCTGTTGCGAGCGAAGCGCACGTGTTGTGGCCTGGCGCGCTCGTGCCGTTGGAGCATTTGCTGGATGACGCCCAGACCGTCGTTGTCAAAAATCCGGACGGTGACGTCACATACGCGCTGGGCACCGACTACACCGTGACCGCAGCTGGAAGCATCAAGCATGTGAAAGGCGGATCTATTGCTGCGCCCACCATTGTGAGCGGACGGGGAACGCCGAACATCCACGTCAGCTATACCCGTAGGGACCAACGACTGGTGCAACTGTACTCTCGGCCCAGCGAAGCGGTCATGCTTCATTTCGATGGCTACAACGTGGCGCAAAGTCCTGTGCAGCCTATGCATTTTGATCTGTACAAGGTCCAATTCGGACCGGCTGCGACGGTCAACCTCATTGGTGATAACTTGGCGCAGCTGGAGCTGACAGGGACTGTTGAGCGCGATGGTTCGCGTTCGCCCGGCACGCTGGTCAACCCGTTTAGCCAATACGGCACGCTGCGCATTTAGCCCACGGCCATGGACTACCAGGATATCTACAACCCGCATTACTACGGTCGTGGTCGTGTGCATTTTGGCGCGCCCATGCTGCCGTATGCAGCTGATGGTGTGGATCTGCTGCCGCCTGGTAGGTTTGTTGGCAATGTGCGCACGTTCACGATCACGCCTGATCTGGAGCCGGTACGGACTCTGGCGTGGGATACGCGCTCGAACCTGGTGCTGCGCAGCATCACGGCACGGCTGGAACTGTACGGCCATGGTGGTGACAACCTGGCCATGGCGTTGGCTGGCACACACGTACAAGCTGTTGGCACTGCCCAGCGCGACGTAATCCGCATCGATCGCGTGTCTTTGCCTGCCGAGAGCATGCTGTTTACAAGTGCCTTTATGGATGTCAACTGGCCGGTCGAAGTCCGGCCAAGCTGGACGGACTGGTCTGAAGGCACTCACTGGGAGCGGGCCGCTTGCGGCATACGACTGATGCAGGGCGCAAGTGGCCCGTCGGGCGGCACTATCGAAATTCGCTACACGTCTGTCGGCGGTGCCCTGCATGTCGAGGGTTCATCTACGCACGCATGCGAGATCAGCATCGGCTACGTCGGCATCAACCGTACCGATCAGGCGCAAGTTCGCGTGGATTGTTATCGCTGTCGTCCAGCTCTCGATGGCGAGATCTCCGTCATCAGCAGCGAAGTCGGAATCTTGGCGATCTCTTTGAACATATTACCCGTTCAGACTGCACCAGGCGTTACGCGCTGGTATCGGTCTATGCGGGCTCCCTACCTTGCAGGTCATCATGCCCAATAAGCAACTCGCCAGGGGTTTGTTCGTCGAATTCGGTTCTTCGGAAAATCCTTTCCAGTCTCCAAATGGAATGGAGGAGAACCTCAGGTTGCTGGACGATCACATTGCGACGATGACCGCTGGCCCGCCGCTTGCGCGTACGGCTTGGACACCAGTCGGTCGGGATGGTGATGGCCAGATTTTCGACGATGGCAGCTATGCCATCCGAAATGCAGGTGTTTGGCGGTTTTATCCGGCGCGTCCAGGTTTGCGCGCGCAACTTGCGAACCTGTCCGACGAATGGGTAAACACAGGACGGCAATGGGTTAAGCGTTCACAGGCAACTGCTGCTGCGACGTTGGCTGCGGTCAAGCCTGCGCTGGATGGTTATGTTGAACGCGCCGAGGCTGCAGCCGATACTGCGGTAGACGCTGCAAGCAACGCAGGGCAGTTCACTGGCGCGGCTCGCTATGAAACGTATTTGGAATTGCTGGGGGACGCGTCAGCGCCAGTCGGTGCTCGTGCTGAAGTGTGGGGCGATGACGACACATCGCGCAATGGGTTTTACGACATGACCGCAAACGGGTGGGAATGGGCCCAGCGCCAGCCAGCCAGTGCGGCGGCACTTAACCAGATATCCACGCATGTTGCTAGTTTGAACCGCGACATGCTGCCGCTGACGGATCTGCAGCTCGCCGGTGGTCTGGTGCACGATGATGACGGTAACCGATACGTGATGAGTGTTGGGTCGCGCATGCGCATGTTGGCGGGGCTGTTGGTCGAGGGCGGCGTGCGCATGCGGGACTGGATCGCACGTCTTGGTCCTGGATCATCGTGTAGTGACGGGCTCGGTCGCACCCTGTATCGTGTGCAACCAGACGGTGCCATGCGCGTGGGTTCGCTGTCGGTGCGCGCCGCTGCGGGCGGGGGCATTTACATCACTGACCTCTTGGGGCGCACGGCATTTGGCGTCACGCCTAAGGGCCGCGTCATTGGTTTGCCTCAGCCAGTTGGAGGCGTTGGCGTTGCGCTGCGTCATGCCGTTGGATTTCAGCGCTGCGATATCAACCACGTCATCGTGTATGGCCAATCGCTGAGCAGAGGGGCAACGTCCATTGCGCCGATCAGCACGACACAGCCTTATCACAATCTCACCATGTCTGGCGGAGTGCTCCAGCGCGTGGGCGATTCGGGCTACGTTGCGGATGGTTTCCGGCCATTGGTGGAGGAACCTTGGCAACCAGGCAACAACAATGCCGAATCCCCGACGTCTGGGATTTGCAACGGCTTTGTCCGCCGTGCTGTTGAGGACGGTCGCGCGGCGCAGGATATGGTGCTGTTGGGCACCTCCAGCGGTAACGGAGGGACCACCGTTGAGTCGCTGGCCGACACTTGGCTCAATAGGCTCAAGCAGCAGATACACGACGCGCATGCCTCGGCGAGCGCCATGGGGAAAACCTATTGTGTGATGGCGCATGCATATTTTCAGGGAGAAGCCCAATATTCAGGGGCCGCCGAGGATCGGGCGCGTGACGCTTGGCTGTACGACCAGAGAATAACGGCGATGCACGAGGAGATTGTGCGTCATGCCGTGGCAACGACCGGCCAGCGTGAAGCGCCTTATATGCTGACCTACCAGTGTTCGGCGCACCGACGCTATGGACGCGATACGTGCTATGTGGCGCTGCAGCAGTGGCACAGTAGTCGGCTGAACAACTGGCACATCTTGGCGGTACCCGACTACGTCCTACCGCGCAATACCGACAGGCTGCACCTGACGGCTGAAGGGTACTGGCTCATGGGCGAGTACGTGGCACGGGCGCTGTACTGGACTTTGTACCGTGGTGCTGGCCGTTGGCGGCCGCTGGAACCCGTGGATGTATCGTGGACTGATACGTTGATTGACGTACGTTATCACGTGCCTTGCAAACCCATTGTGATGGATGACGCCTTGGCGACGAGTGTCCCGCACGCCGGATTCGCGATCCGCGATGCGGCTGATCAGGTGCTCGACATCATCGGTGCGGTCGAAGTAATTCGTGACGATACGATCCGCATCACGCTCACCGCCCCGGCACCGCTCGATGCCACGCTGACATGCGGCCGCGGCGTGCCTGGGGATCCGCAGTCGTCCGGACCCATCGAAGGCCCACGCACAAACATCCGGGACAGTCACGGTCTGTATGACGTGGTCACATCTCCGACTGGCACAACGTATGCGCTGCATAACGCCAGCGTCATTTTCGAGTTCAACCGCCAAAGAGGTTTCTAATATGGGATTGCACATCCAGGACTCTGCTTTTTCATTCGATAACGCATTGCCTATCACAGGAAATGTGGTTCGCGCTGATCTGCTGCGGCTGGCAGTGCGGGCCAATAATCCGGCTAACTTGTTGGATATTTCGCTGTGGGACAACACGCTGACGGCGGGTCCCAACGTGAAGTACAACGCACACGGCCTGATCGCAAATAGAAAATCTGGAGAGTATGTCGAGTCTGGTTACTTGGAGCAGGACGATTCATTTACGATCCTGGCTGCGTTTCGGTACAAGCAGACGCTGTATCAAGGTGCAGGCAGGGTCTCGAATTACATCGGAGGGTCCTTCTCGGGCAGTGCTGTGGCAGGCGGCGGGGTCGGTCTTGTTATCTACTTTAACGGGATAGACGCGACGCACTATAGCGTCTTTGCGCGGTTAGCAATGCGTGTCAAAAACAGGGAAACAAGCGAATATTCCTCCCGGTATCTGAATGTGACGCTGGCCGAGAATGTCGATGTAAGTGTCATCGGCACCTACAGCGATTGGCAGTATGCGGCGGCGACGTTCGACGCACTGACGGGGCAACAGACGATATATAACTTGGTCACTGGGCAGAAGACCGAAAACACCATTGATCTCGAAACGTATGCCGTCGATGCTGTCAGCAGAGGTTTGATATTGGATAGCCAAAGTATCCCGTTGCGCCACCGAATCGGCAACGGGATGCAGCAGACTGGGGTGGATTCCGAGGTCAATATTCCCGCGTACATGTTTTGGGGTGGAACGCTTAGCGAGCAGGAGGTTTATCGGCAGTTTGCCTACGACCGACCCTGGCTACAGGAAGTCCGCGGCGTTTGGTATCCATGATGGAAGATGACATGAAAGACCTGTTCAACAAACCAACTCCGTGCACCATCGCAGGCGTTCCTGTGCTGGTTCGAAAAGTCACGTTTACGCACTTCACCCAAGCCTGCAGCCTGGCAACCTGGTTTCAGGACATGGCCGGTGTCGTTGACTTCGAAAAAATCCGGGCAGGTCTGCAACCCGGCTCAGAACACCGGCAAGCCGTCATCGAATTGCTCCAGGCTTGCATCGCGTTGCCGAACGGTGAAGCAGGAGAGTCGCGGCCCCTTACGGAAAGTGAGTTGACGAACATGCCCATTGTGTCCCTGGCCGAAGCCGTTGTGGAAGTTCTTGAGGTGAATACCGATTTTTTTTTCCAAACACTGCCGAAACTGCTGGCAGCGAGGAAACGGATACTATCGACTGGTTCGGGATTGCTCAGCAACTCGTCGGAGCTGGCCACAGCCGAGATCGCATCGGCAGCTACACCTTAGGAGAGTTGCAGGGGTACCTACGCGCTATTGCCGAACAGGCGAATCTGCACGCCCAGCACCAGGCCGTCCATACAGCGGCGGCAATGACCGGCCACAGCCCTTTATAGGACAAGACCACAAACTCTAAAACGCTTTACTTTCTCCCTGGGCATGCCGATGCAATCATGCTGGCATGCCCGAATTAAATGTCGCCCTCCGGGTCCAGGCCCAACTGGATCAAGCACGCAAAGCCATCCAGGATCTCAAATCAGAGGTCCAGTCGCTGGATCATGCCGCAGGCAATGGGAATGTCGGCGCATTCGATGCGTCCGGGGCGCAAGCGGCCACCACCGCACTTCAGCAACAATCCGAAGCCGCTGCGGCGGCCACGTCGGCTCAGATCGACCTGACAGAAAGCACCGATCAGGCAGCAGCGGCGGAGCAACAACGCGCGGCGGCGACGTCCGAAGCGGCAGCCGCATCTGGTAAAAACCGCCAAGCCACCGAACAGTTGGAACAAGCAACCGACGATGCGACGGTCGCCACGGAACGAGAACGGCGCGCGCTTGACGCGCTCATGAGCGAGCTGGTGCCTGGTGCCGAAGCGGCGAATCGATTGGCGGGTGCCCAGAACGAATTGAATATGGCTCTCTCCAAGGGGCTGATTACGCAGGAGCAGCACACCAGAATGATGGCCCTCGCACAGCAGCGATGGGCTGGAAGCGGTATCACGGCGCGGCAGACTGCGGCGGCAATGCGCATGCTGCCCGCACAGATTACGGACATCACGACCAGTATCGCGTCGGGCATGCCGGTATGGTTAGTCGCGTTGCAACAGGGCGGTCAAATCAAAGATTCATTTGGTGGGATCGGTCCAGCAGCGCGGGCAATGGCGGGTGCCATCAGGGGGGCAATGCTCGTCTACGCGGGTCTTGCTGCCAGCATTGGCACGCTGATATTTGCCTACGTATCGGCGCAGCGTGAAGAGTCAGCGTTGCGCGAATCGATCATCATGACGGGCAATGCTGCAGGCGTGTCCGTGGATATGCTGTATGAAATGGCCTATGCGACGTCGGCCATTGTGGGTACGACCGGCAAGGCCGCCGAAACACTGGCCCAGTTAACAGCGACTGGCCAGGTCGCGCGACAAAACATGCAGCAGTTTGCCCAAACCGCCATCGAGATGGAAATCGCCCTCGGCCGGTCGTGGGAAAACGTCCTGTCGAAGCATCGCGCAAGCTTGATGAGCGATATCACTACCTGACGACATCCATCTATGCTCAGATCCGGGCCCTGCAGGATCAGGGTCGAACCACCGATGCTGCCAACTTGGCGCAAGAAACGTACAGTCGGGAGATGGCGCGGCGCGCAGGCGAGATGGTGGAGAACCTGGGGTACGTAGAGCGTGCCTGGCGCGCTGTTGGACGCGCGGTCGCATCGGTGTGGGACGGCATCAAAGACGTTGGTCGTGAAACGCCTATCGATCTACAGATTGCTCGACTGGAAGAGGTGATAGACCGCATAAACGCCAAAAAATTTAAAAGTGCATGGGACCGTGATTATCTGCGCGGTCATGTCCCCGAGTTAGAGGCGTTAAAGAAAGAACGGGATGACAAAAAGGCAAAAGATGATGCAGAAGCAAAAGCCGATCAGGAGCGAGACGAGATACGAAAAAAAGGCAATGCCGCTGTCGAATACATCGCGAAAGCCCGGGAACGCGCGCTGACGAAAGAGCAGCGCTTGACCAAGGAACTTGCCGATCTGCATGAACAGATCGCCACGCGCCGTCGTGCGGAAGCTTCCTTTGAAATTAGCGACAGAGAGATCAAAACGCTTGAAGAGAGCATTCGCAACGGCATCATGGGAGACGGTAGCCAAGCGGTGATCAACCGCATCAAGGCCGATCTGCGCCTGGTACAAAACGCGCTTCGAGAAGGC